TTGTTTAGTTACAACTACACTATCTGTTTTTACTACAGCATCTACTTTATCTATATTTACTTTTCTTGCACCACAAGAAGTTAATATTAAAAAGCAAAGTATTAAGATTTTATTCATTATATTTTTGGATAAGTAATTCCGTTTTCTATAATAACAGTTCCTTTATCAACTCTTGATTTTAGAGTCTTCCAATCAAAACCATAATCATATTGAAAATGAGGTGCGTCTTTAAAAGTTTTCCAGTCTCCGCCCCATTCCCAACCTTGTGATTTAAAATAATTAGTAACTTCTTTCCAATCAGCAATAGTATCTTTATCAAAATCTTTAATTTGAGAATAACTTGCTTCTTCAAATGTTCCATTCCCATCATTATCATAAAGTAATACAATATCAAATGCCAACCCATAATTATGAATTGACTGACCTCCTTTTGCATTAGTAACTTTTGGTCTTTGATTATATAACTTGTCTTGAAGAGTATTGCTTCTGAATACATAAGCAAATCTTAAACGAGCTCCTTTTCCTAAAAGATTATTAGCTGTTCTATAATCTTCTAACATTTTTTCTCTAAGCTTTGGATGCGCTTCTTTGATTCTATCAATTGTTATTTTATCTTCCATTATATAATATCATTAATATTACTCTTAACTTCTCTTGCTCTAAGAAATACTTTTTTTAATATTTTCCAAATATCTATTTTAAAAGCAGCCTCAACATTTTCTTTAATCGAAACCAATTCAATAAAAATTAAAAGTATAGCACATATTTTGGTAAACATAAAGTCTATGCTCAACCATTTAAAAATAAATTCATTAAGGATAAATTTGTCAATTACGAATAATAATAAAATACAAATTTCGTATAGTAACATCTTTGATATAATATGAGATAATCTTCTACTTTTAAAACTACTCCAACCGTTTAACTTTACACTCTTAAATATTCCTGTAAAAGTATCAAGAATAATTGCAGTTGCAACAGCAATTAATATTCCGTATATCGGAACAAATAGCAGTACCAAAGATGATACTATGTAGTTTAAATATTTCATTATCTTCCTTGTCCTTTGTACGCTTTCACGTAATTCTTACTCGTTTTCAGTGTGCTTGTTTTAGTCTTAGCAGCTACGCCTGACTTTTTTGGCTTAGCTTTATAAGCACTCTCTTGTGTTTTAACTTTTGCCATTTTATTTTATTACTTAAGGACATTGTTCCATACTATTATCAACAAATCCAACGTCATTACAATTATATCCGGGGTATGGGTCATCAGGAAACTTATTAAAAGGTTCTGCAAAAGTGTTTGACTCTACCGGTACAGTTAACTCATAGTTGAGATATATATATATTCCACTCTGAAAAACAGATGAAGAAGAATATACTGTTCCTTCTACGCCATTACAACTATTTATCTCATAACTATATACAGTTGGTGGTGGTGGTGGTGGCAAAGGTGCGCCACTATTACTGCTTGAGCCTATACTATTTGATACAGCTATATACATATTACCAAAGTGCTACAATATTAGTACAGTCAGTTCCTGTTGCCCATACTTTAACAACATTTACAGGAAAGAATGTTCCCGTTTGAACACTTGTAAAAGTAACTATATCATTACCACTTGTAGTAACTTTTAAACTTCCTGCTCCTCCAATATATAAAACAGCTCCTTGATTATTTAATCCTGTTTGAGCTCCCTCTTGGTATATTGAATAGTTTGTACCATTTAGTAATAAAATTCCTGCGTTTAACAATAAAGTAGTAGCATTAACAACTTGAACAATAGTAGCAGCTCCGAAAGAACAATATACAATATCTCCTACGTTTACTGCGTATTGAACTCCATTTGAAGTATTTACAATAAAATTTGCATTTGAGTCAATTAACTGATAAGTAAAAATCGCGCTTGTTGTAGTACCTGATGCTAATAAATTTGGAGTTGGAATATTTGCATCATCAGATGGTATTACCGGTAGTGCTCTTGATGGTTGTAATTTTTGCGTTGGCATAATTTCTATATTTTATAAAATGTTTTATTAATTAATAACTTTGGATTATTAAGTGCTTCTTTTCTTTTTCCACAACCACAGTCTTTACCTGTAGCTTTTGATACTGTATCAACTACTTTTTTAATTCCTGTTGCTGTAGTTATTTTTTCTATTGTATCTCCTAATCCTTTTGATTTCATTTTGTAAAAGTATTAAATTTATTTATATTTTTGAAACTCTATTTCCCATTCCAACTCTTGATTTTTCAGATTTTTTAGCAGCTAATTTTGACTTACTAATTTCTGATATAGTTTTAGGGGTTTTTGACGACACTTTAACTTTTGGTCGGCAGTATTCATTACTTCCTCCTGCACCACAAGCCTTACCCGATTTAGTATCAGTCCACTTTTCTTTATCCCATCTTTTTAAAGATGCACCCGCTTCTGTCTTTCTAACAGCACCCGAACCTTTCCTACATTTAGCAATAGCTTGAGAAGCTCTTGCCGATGGAAAAACATCGTACTGTGCTTTTACTTTTGTATAACAAGCATCTTTCATATCCAATGATTATTTTTTTGTTCCCACCAAAAAGTTAAATCTTGAGAATCATTATCATAATATTCTCCTACATAATCTGACTTAAATATTGAACCTTTATTCTCGAACAAAGTTAAAAAATATAATTCATCTTTTATCTCTAAATAATTTTTTATAAAATTATAATTACCTCCTCTTATAACTCCGGCTTCTACAAAAAGAATTTTTTTGTCTTTTAGTTTATAAGCATATAGATTAAAGATTTCTTTTAATTCATAAATATAATTTACATCCCAAGTTTCATCAGGATAAGGAACATCAATTCCAAATCCATCACAAATCTCTCCTTCAAAACTCAAAGAATGTCTTATTAATTGTCCTACATTAGATGAATAATCAGTAGATACAGTTATTACAACTGTATTACTTGCATTAAAATAATCCTTCAACAATTTTTTTGACAACTCTAAAGTTAAATCAGTTTCTTTTTGTTGAGAAATTAAATACTCAGTCATAGATTATTTTTTCTTTTTAGCAGGGATTACACCTTTTGCAATAAGAATATCTTTCTTGGTAACTTTACCATCTCCACTAGCATCAGGGAATTTACTTACATTACCTTTTAACATTTTCATTTTTGCATCTAATGATTTCTTAGACTCAAACTGTTTTGCTTTTGCAATTACTTTTTTCATGATTACTTTTTTTTAATATTTACCTCTTCGATTACTTGGATTACTTGTAGTAGAACCTCCCGGTCCTGCCCATAAATTTTTACACGCCCAATATCTTGGGGTTAATTTATCATTAGCTGTATCACAACTATGTCTTGCTTTAAAGCTTTTACGAGCAGCAGCTGAATAGTTATTGCCATATCCTTTAGCCCCAAAGTGCAGGAGTTTTTCCTGCCCATTGGAACAAGCTTTAACCATTTTCTTTTTACCTGCTCTATTAGAAGAAACAGGCTGGTTACATTGCATATTTGCTTTATCAGCCATTACTGACGAAATGCTCTTGTAGTGTGTCCTGGAGTTTTATCTTCTTCAAGAACAACTTCAATGTTAGAAATTTCTTTTGTAGATTCTTTTGTTTCTACAATTTCTTTTGTTTCTTTTTCAATTACTTTTTTCATGATTACTTTTTGTTTTTTAATGTCATTCCTTTTTTTGAGGCTGATGTCATTACTTTTTTAGTAGCTCCTATACCTCCAATTCCTTTAATACAACTTGTTACGTTTTTTGTCAAAACTTGTTTTTTCATAATTTTTATCGTTTAATTGGTTTATAACTTCCAAATCCTTTTAATCCTACTAGTTTAGGTTCTGGTGTATGATTATTTTTTGTTTCGTTTCTTTCTTGAAGAAGTTTTTTACTCATTAATTTTTGTGCTTCACTTCTTAAAATTGATCTCTTCTCTATATCAGCTAATGCAGTTTTTAAATCTGTTACTTTTGAAACTTCAGGAGTCTCTGATAAAGGAGTATCTCTGTTTTTGTCTTTGTCTTTGTCTTTGTCTTTCATAGTTTCTATTTTTTTTGTAGTTGCATAGCAGCGGCAGCAGAAACAGGTGCCTCAGCAGGTGGAGGAGGTGGTGGATTCATTGCTTTAATTTGCTCTATAGCATTGTTAGCAGTTTGCTCAAATTTTGTAGCAACTCTTTGTTGAGGAACCATTCCCATTTGTGGCGCAGCTTGCAATCCTGAACTAACAGGTTGTGGTTCTGATGTTGCCGCCAACGGAGTATCAGGTCTTTTTATATTAGTTTTCATTGTTTCTTTTTTCTATTCTATTAAACTTTTTCTCTGCTCTTCTTCCAAAAATCATTCTTCCCTTATCTCCTTTTTCAAAATTCCCCATCACATTTCCATCAGAATCAAAACTAAGAGTAGCAGACCTATACTTACCATCTTTATTACTTGATATTCTTTTACCTGTTATTTCTCCTGCTTCATTTGTAGTAACAGAACTTGTAGAAGACTTCTCATTATAATTACCGTTATTGTTAGAATTATTAAAATTCGTCTCTACACTAACATTTTTTATAGGGTCTGATTTTTTCATATTATCTAGTGTCTCTTAATGATTGTCCTTTAGATACATTAGTTGGGTCTGAACAACTACCCTTAGCTTCGCCTCTTTTATTACATTGAGATGTTTGAAGACCTTCTAAATTAGACTTTCCTTTATTTTTTTCAGCTATTTTTGCTTGTTTAACAGCATATTTTTTATAAGCAGTTGTGTCAGTTCCAAATCCTGAAACTTTTGTATCTTTAAAAAGAGTTTCAATTTTTCTTTTTTTGTTATCTGTATTTACAGAATCTCTAAATGAAGTGTATTTTTCTTTTCCTCCTTTAGAAGCAACCATATCTGCTTTGTGTTTTGCTTTTTCATCTGCTGTCCAAAGATAAAAAGGTTTATCTTTAGTTCCTGATGAAATCAATTTTTGTAACGCCTCTTCTTTATCCTTACCAATTTTTACAATATTACTTCTTCCTGCATTTCTAGTAGAATCTATAAATGTTTTATATCGTTCTCCACCTTGATTTTTGATAACCCATTCTTTATAGGTTTTTCTTTCCGCATCAGTCCATTGATTAAAAGGCTTTTTAGGCTTAGGGTCTTCTTGTTTTTGAAAACTTGCTTCAGGTGTTGCAGCTAACGGAGTGTCAGGTCTAACTTGATTAATAGCCATTATTTCTTCTTTTTTCTTGGATTTAAACCTCTATTAATAGCTTCTTGGTATCCACGCAATCCTTGTGTGGTTTTCATATCATACCCAACATCAGCAGGAGATTTTCCTTCTACTGATAAATTAAAACCTTGTTTGTAATATGCACTATCTATAGCTGTTGGAATATAATCCTTATCCTTAAAAAAACTTCTTTTAGTAGTTTTCATATTACTATAATCAGGAATCGGTGGAGTATCAGCCAATGGAGTGTCAGGTCTTCCTACTTGTTTTTTAATTTTTAATCCTCGCATGATTTTATATTTTTAATTAATAACTTTGTACAAATATATAAAAAATAATTAAATGAAATCAAATCAAGATGATTACTTAAAATATTGGAAAGTAATTAGACAATTTACAAAAATAAAATATGAAGTATCTCAAGCTGATTTAGATATGCTAATGTTTCTCTATTCAGAGAAGTATTTTGATAAATATAAATTCGAAGAATATGAGAAAATTTTTTCTTGGGATAGACTTAGATTTGACAGTTTAAAAAGAAGAGGATGGATAGAACTATTTAGATCTGGAGAAAAAAAAAGAAGTCTAAAAAGAACCAAACCAATATATCAACTTACAAATAAAGCAATATCTATGATTGAATCAATCTATAGAAAATTAAGTGGAGAAGAAATCCCTGTGTCTCCATCAAATAACAATAAAATATTTGCAAAAAATGTATCATACCTTGATAATGTTTATAAAGATATGATACTTAAAATGAATACAGTTATAAAAGAAAAAAGAAACGAAAGATATTTATAACACAACAACAATGTCTTTCTCAGTAATAATTGTATACTGTTTTTCGTATATTATCATAGTAAAACCATGGGATTTATCATAATACACTTCGTCATTTGATTTTATGTCTTTAACGTCAGTGCCTGGCTCAACAACAATGCCTCTTTTATAACGCATTTTATTCATATCTTCTCCAGATAATATTAAGCCTGACTCTGTCTTTAATTCTTCGTCAATATTTTTAATTACAATATATTTTCCTATTGGTTTCATATTTTATTTAATTTTTTAGATTCATCTTTCCAATTTAACCAAAAACCTATAGCAACAATTATGTTCATTCCCATTGATGCCGCTATCTCACTCAAGTCCTCATAAACATTTACCGTTAGGTGCACGTGTCCTACCATCCAAAATGGTATTGATAAGTTACACGCCACCCATATTACAGTAAATCTTATGAATTTTTTAGTCTTGAACATAATTACGAGCCAATGTAACTATAGCATTAGTGCTCAATATCGTTACAGCCACACTAACTGCATTCTGTAATGCTGAACGTGTTACTTTAAGCGGGTCAATTACCCCCATTTTAATTAAGTCTCCAAACTCTCTTGTCTTTAAGTTGTATCCTTGACCCTCAGCAACACCATCTTTATAAATGTCAGATGCTTTTAGCCCTGCATTCTCAAGTATCTGTAAGAACGGAGTCATAAGTGCCCCCTTTAAAATCATCACAGCCGCATTATACTCAGGACTTTTGTCCTCATCTATACACAAAGCTGCTGACTCTTCAAGTAAAGCCTTACCTGCCCCCGGCAATATCCCTTCCTCTAAGGCTGAACGCACCGCACAAACAGCATCGTCAACTCTATCAAATAATTCTTTCTGCTCTAAGTCTGTCTGTCCACCTACAAAAATAACACCTATCCCACCTGTAAGAGATGCTATACGTTCTAAATAAAAGTCTTTATCAGTTTTTTTAATAGCACTCTTATGAGCATCCCATAACTGATTTACTCTTTCATTAATAACATCTTGATCTGTTTTTAAACTTGACTTCAATATAACAGTCTTATCTTTACTTACAATTACCTTAGATGCGTGTCCAAGATCTCCATAGTTTATAATGCTCAAATCATCGCCTGTCTTCTCACTGAAATATGTAGCACCAACACTTATAGCTATGTCATGCATTAGCTCATGCTGCTTATAACCAAAACTAGGAGGAGGAACTACACATATCTTTGCATTTCCCTTCATTACATTAGCAGCAAAAGTATTTACAACATTAGCATTACACGGAGAAATAATAAGTAATTTCTTACCCTCACTAATAATTGGCTTTAATATGTTCTCAATCTGAAGTATATTAACAATCTCCATATCAGCAACCAAAATCATTACATCCTCAAATATACACTCGTCTTTCTTCTGATCGTTAATAAACATAGGACTCAAATAACCCCTGTCGAATTTTAACCCCATCGTAGTCTCAGCATAAGTCTCATCACTCTGACTCTTCTCAACAGTAACAATACCATTTTTACCCACATCTTTATAAACCTCAGAAATAATCTTCCCAATCTCCCTATCATTGTTTGCCGATATACTCGCCACATCTACTAACATTGTATTAGTAATTTTCTTACTCCTTTTTTTTAACTTCTCCACCACCTTGTCACTTATCTCCACCATACTCCTAAGAACCTCTGTCCTGTTCATAGTATCACTAATAAGATTAAGACCATTCAATACCAATCCCTCTGTAAGTACAATAGCAGTTGTCGTGCCATCTCCAGCAGCAGTAGCAGTCCTCTCAGCAGCCTCCTTCATCATCTTAACCGCAAGGTTCTCCGAAGGATCCAATAAGTCAATTGATTTAGCAACAGTTACACCATCTTTGGTTACAGTAATTCCGTGTGTGTGATTTGGAGATTCAATTAGCACAGGATTACCCCCTGGACCTAATGTACTTTTTACAGCTTTGGACATTTTGGTAACGCCACTTACTAATTTCTTCCTGCCTGTCTCCCCAAAACATAAATCTTTTGGAATTTGATTTTCTAACATTTGATTTGATTTAAAATTACAATGCAAATATATATTTTTTTAATATAAAATGCAAATCGCAATTTGCAAATTGTGAAGCTCATGACGGATGTCAATTTAATTTCTATATATATATATATATATATTTCCCTTTGTTATTTTTTTTTATTAATATACTTTCTCTTTTT